CCAGTAGCCGGCGGAGAAGGAGTGCGAATCGGTGTGGGCGTAGACTGGCTTGCGAGCATCCGTACGGCGGATCGCCTCGGACATCACGTCCAACCCACGGACAACACCGCCGCCGGTGGCGAAATCCATCAGGATCTCAGCGATGCCTTCTTCGTTGGCCGCGATCTGCAGCGCGTCGGCCAGCGCTTCATAGCTGGTGACCTGGCCGGCCAGGTACTCGTGCCACCAACGGTGCGTGTTGGTCAGCGAGCCATGTACCTTTACGANGGCGATGTTGCCGATACGCTCGAGCAGGTAGAGGCCCTTGCGGTCGCTGTAGACGTTGAAGTCCTTGTCACGGGACGGTTGGCCGTCTTCGTCGTAGGCCAGCTTCTCCGGCGGTTGGCCGGCGTACATCGCCTCGAAGCGATCGAGCTCAGCCAGCGCCTCTTCGGTGCCCAGCCAGGTGCGGAACTTCATATCGTCTCCTTGGAAACGCTTTCGCCAAACCCCACCGGGGTGAAGCCTTGGTAGTCGTCACGGGTCATTGGTCGTCGCCGCCTGATTTGCTTGGAGTTCCTGGATTCAGCGCTCGGCCGGTCGAGCTTTCACGCTCGCCTTCACCGGTGGACGCGGACTTGCCGTAGAAACCTGTTCCAGCAAGCACAGTGAACAGGCCCTGCGGGCGAACTCCGAGCTGGTAGCAGGCTTCCGCATCGTTGATCAGCCCGTGACTGAGCAGCTCGAGAACGCGCTTCTGCTTGGTGCCTTTGTAGGCTTCCAGCTCTTCCTCCGGACGGAGGTTCACTGGCAGGAATTCGAAGTAGACGTGACCTTCCACGCCCAGCAGGCGGACTGCCAGCGTCAGGGCGCGGCTCATCACCTCTTCCACCGGTGGGCGGGCTGCCTCGACCACCTTGAGGTAGATCAGCGTCTCGGCGTTGGAGAGCCCCTGTCCACCGGCGGCACGCAGGCCGCTGACCGACGCCGGCGTCTTCAGCGAGGCTCCGAGCAGGTTGCCTAGCGTAGTCAGCATCGGGCTGTAGTCAGCCTTGCTGCCACCGGTGTCCTTGACCTCGTACTCGACCGAGTCGTAGGCGACCAGAGCGTCTTCTGGCTCCAGGCCTTCTAGGGCTTCCTCGACCTGCTGCCGAACCTCGTTGAAGAACTGGTTGCGCTTGGCTGGATCGTTCTTGATTTGGTCCGGCGCAGAGGCCAGCACCTTCTCGCTAAGCAGCTTCGCCACCAGGCGACTATGCCCGGTGCGGTTCACTGCGCGGTTGGTGTCCTCAAGGAACTCGTTGAAGTTGATCGTGTGCGTCAGCCCCGGCCGCAGCAGGCTTACCGCGTACGCCTCGTCCGCGTTGCGGTTGTGCTCAGCGACGAACACGGTTGGGAGATTGAGGTTGATCTCACCACTGTCCTGCGTCGGGTAACGCCCGCCCTTGCCGTCGGCCTCCCAGGCGATAGTCGAGTAGCCGATCGGAACCAGCCGCTCAGGGCCGAACGCCTTGTCCAGGACAAGCTCAACTCCGCAGCCGCCGGTGCCTACCACATCGATCTGAAGGGTGGTCAATAGCGACTGCAGGCCGGGCTTGTCGTTGAAGCCTTGGCTGTAGTCATGCAGGGTGCTCAGGCGATCGAGCAGCGAGTAGGCGGTGCCCATCACCGCCAGGTCCATGGCCCCTTCAGCGTTGTAGCAGGCCAGTCGGTAGCCGCTGTTGGCGGCCAGCGCCACCATGCTGTTGGCAGCCGAGCTGAACAGGCCGTCCTCTCGCATGAGGACCCTGATGATCTCGTTGACGTTGGACCGGTCGCGGATGTTCTTGATCGCGTTCGCAACGTAGGTGTTGAGCTCGTTGCGGATCGACTGCCCTTTATCGAAGTCGGAACCGGGGCGCTTGGCGCGAGCCTTGCCGGCGAGATTGCGCTTAGGCAGAACGACGCTCGCTCCGGCTGCTGCGGAGCGATTGGTGTTCTTTCCTGGTTGGGATCTCGCCATTAACTGTATTTACAGGTTTACGGTTTGAGGCGGATTATTGGGTATGCAACCCATTGGCGCAATAGGGTATTTTCACCGGCAGGTTGCGAATCATGGCTCATCGCCGCTACGCTTCCGTAATCACAGGAAGAACGTGCATTCCATGGTCAGAATATTTTTCGCAGCAGTGTTGGTTTCGGCACTGGTAGGTTGTCAGGCCGGGCCAGAAGCTAGGCTGAAAGAGGCCGCCAGGCAGACCGATTTCATCGGCAACCCAGACAGCGTCCAGTTCAGAAACGTGGCAGACGGTGCGCCCGGTGTGCTCTGCGGGGAGATGAAGTACGAACTGGCGAACGGCAGCTGGAGCGAGTGGACACCGTTCATTCACCAGTTAAAGGCGCTGGAGGTGCGCAGGCCTTACAGCGGAGAAGTCGTCGACGAACTGAACGAGAAGCTCTGCGGCAAGCGCTGAGCTTCACCACCCTGTCCTGGTCGACGGCTTAGCGCCGGCGTTACTGCCTAGCTTCACCTTCCCCACGCTCGGCGGCGCCGAGATGACCGCCGACAGCCCGAGGTCTTCCACCAGCAGCGCTGCGACGTTGGCATAGTTCAGTGCGTGCACCCAGTGGTCCGTGTCATCTGTCTTGATGAACCGATCGACCATCTCCCCGTCCGGCCCCTTGGCGCGGATTTTCTTGGTGGTCTTGAGGTGATCGAAGATCTCCTTGGTGATCTCCTCGCGCATCGGGTAGTGAATCTCGCCGGCGTTGTGCTTGTTCAACAGCAGCGAAAGCGTCTTCGTGCGGTCGGCATTGACGACCATACCGTCAGCTTTCTCGTCGATCGGGAGGATTCCGCTGACTTTGTTCACATAAACCACCGCCCTGATGCCGAGCCTGGCGCCCACCAGGCTGTTGACCAGGGTGATGTCTGGGCCGGCGTCGATGCACAGCATGGCCATGCGGAAGTAGTCGTAGCGCTCAAGCACCTGACCTGTGGCAGGGTTCTCCCTAGTGTTGCGGATCTTCTCGGCCCACACGACGTGCCAGTGGCGACCTACCTTCGCCTTGACGACGAAGTGGCACGTCTTGCCGACGTCCATCCCGCCGATGGTCTGGCAGGTCACAGCCCATTGGCCAAATATCCACAGATCGACGTCGCTCACCCGCTTGCGGTGCTCGTCGGTGACCGTGAAGTTGTTTTCCGCGTCGCTGTACGGCAGGCCTATGACGAAGTTGTAGAAGTCGCTGCGCAGCGGGTAATCGCCCATCTGCTTGATGATAGCCGGCGGCGTGTTGTACTTCGGAACGTCCCACGGGAACACCTGGTAGCTGTGGTCCCATACGTCTGGCCGCTTTGCCACCCACTGCCGGCGCTCGGGGTCGAGCAGGGCCTGCTGCAGGTCTTTGCCGCAGCAAGGACACTTGATGTAGGCGTCCTGGATCCGGAAGCGCCTGTCATTGACGTCATCCTTCGTGAACCTGACGATGCTGTCGTCGAAGCCCGGGACGATGAAGTCGTGGTCGAAGTCGGGTAGCACCCACTGCCGGCAGCCGAGGCATTTGACCATGTAGTGCAACTGGTTTCCTGCCAGGAATCCCTTGTTTACCCCGTACTCGTCGACGGTTGGCGTCGAGAAGCGCATCCGCATGCCGCGGTTGCCCATCTCGTCGACCATGCTGGCGTGGCGCAGGCGGGAGTTCAGCTTCCCGAGAACGACCTCATTGGAGAAGTCGACCTCGTCACTGATCACTACCTCGGCAGGAACGGAAATAGCGCTGTTGGCGCCGAATGAGCCAGTGATGTACAGCGTGCAGGTGCCGATCTTCTTCTGGCTCGCGCTGTTGCTCGCCTTGTGCACCAACCCGCTGTAGAAATCTGAGCTGTCGATCGCGGTGTCGAAGCGGTCCTTGGAGAACGGCATCGCCATGTCGCGGGTCGGCAGGGTGAAGATGATCCGAATGTGCTTCATGGTGGCGCCCATGGCGATGGTCTTCTGAACCATCACCTCAGAGAGGCCAACCTGGGAGCACTTCTGGACGTCTATTCGGGCCCGAGTGTCTTTGATGATCTCCTGCTGGAACTCGTGGTCCTTGAAGGAGTACGGCTTCCCGTTGACGCGGCCGTACTTGAGCACGACCTTGTCCAGCTCACGCAGCCCCTCCTCGCGGTTGAGCTGCATCCTGAGTCTACTAGACGCGGAAGCCGACATCTCGTCCCCTTACATCTGTGCCGCAGGCATCTCCTGGGCCGGCACCACGCTCACCGGCAGGTGCACGTTGAACGCTCGTTCCAGGGAGTCGATAAACAACAGGGCCATGCGGGCACCTGTATTTGCGATTTGGTCAGCCAATCGGCTGCCTGTGTCCGCTGTCCAGGTCCCTTCCGGGGAGACGCGAATTGGCAAGAAGCCGAACATCAGGTACTTGTCCATCGTGTTGCATTACCTATTTATGAAAGTCAGATCGGTGCCCGCAAGGTTGTTTGTTATGTCTTTTTGCCATTATGGTTATCGGCGGGAACGGATGATGCTCTGGCGCCTTGGTTTTGTCACACTGAGGAATGTCCACTTTTCGTACAGGCCAGGCTCTGAGCCTGCTGTAATCGCTGTCATTTCAGCAGAAACCGGGGCTTAATCCTTTCGTCGGATCGGTCAGCTTTCACCAGTCTCGATGCGTTCCAACTCCGCTAGTAACGCCTCCTGCTGCGGCCTGGTCAGGTGCGATTCCATGACGCGGCGCAGCGCCTCCTCCTGCTTCTGGATTCGGTCGATCGTGTAGATCTTTGGCAGGTCACGGACCATCACCTGAGTCACCTTGAGCGACAGGTTCAGGGCGTCCTTCAGGGGGATGTCGTAGTCCTCTGCGGTATTCGTCACCGTGCCGTCAGGGTTCACGATCCGGCGCAGCACAGTGTCGACCAGCTGGATCTGCTGCTTGAACGTCATCAGCACCGATGCTTCGAGTCCAGCGATCTTGGCGACCAGGTCCCTGCGGGCTGCCGGGCTCATGGCGTCGACGATCGCTTGCTGGACGTCGAGCGGCAGCAGGTCCTGTCTGAGGGCTCCGATGACGTCCTGGACAGCTGCCCGGAGGCCTGGGTCGTTCAACATGTCGTCAGGCTGGCCGTACGTGGTCAGGTCGGCGTGCGGATTGACCTGACGCCGGCGGCCGGGCTCGTCGTCGATGTCTGGGCGGTTCAGCACGTGACTACTCCAGTAGCTGCAGTCATTGGTCAGCGTCCTCTCCGTTCGACATGCGAAAGGCCGACTCCAGCTCCAGGAGCGCCTTTCGC